CCCTGTGGATGAACTGGTGGTAGCTGACGACGAAGTTGTCGTCCTCGACGTAGTCCTCCAAGTCGAACAACCTGTTGTTGTGGATGTAGTAGGTGTCCTTCACCACCCTGAACTTCAACTCCTTCCCTTGGCCCTCGTACTTGTCTGACAGGAACTTCATCCTCTCGTTCGTGAACGCCGTGATGAACATGGTCCAGTTCGTGGAGCTGAGGTCGAACTCCGTCCTGAAGTTCAAGGAGATCTCCGTCACCTTCTTCTCGAAGAAGACGCCCTCGGAGGTGAACCACCTCCTCACGTAGTTCGTCGCCCCTTCCGCCCTGATGTCCGCGTTCAGGTACTTGATGATGGAGCTGGTGTTGAGGGTCTTCCCCTTGTCCCTGGAGAAGATCTGGATGTCCAACTTCTTGTCGGCGTGGTTGGTCTTCATCAAGTACAAATCCATCAAGTCCGTGTAGCAGTGGATGATGTTGTCCTTGCCCCCCTGGACCCTCAACGGGAACGACCTGTGGAACACGAAGTCGCTCCTCTGGTCCAAGTAGTTCAGCGCCTTGATGGCCCTGTCCAACGCGAGGTCGCTGACGTGGATGATGGTGTCCTCCTTGTTCTCCTTGGTCATCTTCAAGCACGCCTTGAAGGGGAACTTCTTCGGCTCCCTGCACATCCCGATCCAGGTGACGAACAACTCCTTCGTGTCCGTCAGGGAGCTCCTCGTCAACGGTTTCAAGAGCATCGACGGGTTCGCCCTCTCGGCGTACAAGACCAACAAGTTGTCCTTCGCATTCCCCATATCTATCTCGGAGATCATGAGGTCGATGGAGTAGTTCACCCTGTGGCTCACGTACTCCTCCATCATCTTCCGGAAGCACAGCATCGGGTACGAGGTGAAGCTGAAGGCCTTCATGACACACTCGATGGGCTTCCTGAGGAACAGATCGTGGTTCACCCCTATCAAGCTGCATATGTCCTTCAGGACGATCATCAACCGGTTGCTGAGGTTCTTGTTCGACCCCAGCATGAACTTCAAGATCTCCTTCAGGTCGGCGGACATCACCAACTCCCTGGTCCTGAACATGAACCTCCTCTTCCTCGTGTGCCTCCTCAAGTTGATCCTGGCGCAAGAGTCATGCAAGCTCTCGGCGTCCTCCACGGCGGACATCATCCTGATCATGGGCGACATGATCATGATGCTGGACTCGACGTTACTCCTGTCTAAGATCATGTTCGTGAACGAGAGGATGCTGTACGTCTCCTCCTTCTCCTTGTTCAAGTTGGGGCGGGTCATCAGCGTGTTCCTCCTGTACTGCAACGCCCTGACCATCGAGTGGACCGCCAGCGAGTCCCCGTGCGAGAACCTCCTCGACACCCCCATGAAGTAGGGGTTCGTGAAGTTCAAATGCTCCGCCCAGGACATCTTGCTGTGGTCCGTGAACATCGCCATCTTCTCCTGCTGCTCGTAGACCTGGGCCGGGGTGATCATGTTGTACTCGTTGAAGTTCGAGATCATCTCCTTCAACTTCTTGTCCACCCTGTACGGCAAGCAGATCCTGATCCTCCCACTCAACATGGAG